CTCGCCCTGTGCGGCTTGTTTCTTTTTTTAACCGGAAACAAATGACCAAGGGGAGACTTTTGAAATCCATCTGGTGTTTCTCCAGGGTTTAACCCTCTCCAAGTATAAGTTTTCCCAGTCTTTTTAACCCTTTGTATTGATTTAATAATTTTATTACGAGACTCGATAGCGGCCCTTGTTAACTCAGACATTACCACATCACCAATTCCCTCAACGAATTTGTTTAATTTCTTGGCTTCTTTTTTGGCTTTGCTTATGTCTACGTTTATTTTCATGCTGGATATCCAGTTCCGCGTTCTTCTATTTCTTCGGCAAACACTTTATAGAACTCGTCATCCTCTTCATTGTTAATAACTGATTTTATTCTAAATCTTTTGCCCTTTATAGAGTTCCACTTGTTTACAAACAAAAAATATTCCGTTTTTAAATCGTTCAGGCTTGGAAAAATCTTAAACCCACTACTAAACCCGCTCGTAAACGCCATGTTTAAAGACATAAACGATACTTTCCTGAATATAAAATCGTGAGTTGCGGTCTCGCCAACCTGTACGCCTCGTAAGTATTGACCCCTCTTTACTGGCTTTACGCCACCCCATACCGTTATCAACGTATTGTAACTATGATCGTACCCACCCGGCGTTGTCGGATCTTGGATCGCTTTCTGCACGTCCACACGATACTTTAACTTGTCAGCAAGATAAGTCATATTCTTACAACCTTATACGGGAACAGCGCCGCATGAGCTTGTTCCGGAGGTTTAGAAATTGGTTTTCTGTTCTCATAAATCCAAGTTACCCAAGCGATCAAGCCAGTTCGAATGGCCTCCGGAACGTCCGAAGAATCACCCCCGTATCCTGCTCGAAAAATTATCTGATAGCCACCCTGATATCGATCGTTATTCTCCGGAAAGGTAACCCCGTTCTTTATAACCACCTTTCCAGGCTCACTGTTGGTATCAATAAAATAATTATCACTCGAATACGTTGTCTCCGTGCCGTCCTCATCGATTGTTTTAATAGACGTTATGTCAATAAGTGGTGGGCGTGGTAATTCCACCTGCTCCCCCGGCCACCAATCCATGCTCATGGTAATAGATTGTGTTATTAAGGCTCGACCCATGTATCGTTCAGCCGAGATTCTGACTGACTTAATAATATTATCAATAAAATCATCCTCGTAAGTGCCGTCAAGACGAGCGTAAAACTTTACCTCGTCTTTTGTGATCGGCTCTGTAAGAGGCTCGGTTGTAACCTTCCACGCCCTATTACCATGAGATGGTAAAGGCTTTGGAACAATCCCTCTATTATCGTCAACAACGATTGTCATTTGGCAGCCTTTTTAGTTTTGGTCGTTGCTTTTTTGGTTTTTTTCTCTTTCTTTTTGGGAGCTTCCTTTTCCGCCTGCTTTTTGGGCGGCTCCAGAGGCTCTTCCTTTTCGATTTCCACATTCTCGTATCGAATGGCCACGCCCATATCAATAAAAACGTTTCCAAGAAAGTCAGAAAGAGGTACGTTCGGTTGAGGATAAACTTCGCCCTCAACGTATTCATATATTTTTATGCCATTCGGGCTTCCCTTTTGGGTTGATAACATTTTTATAATCATATTACCCCCTATGACATATCAATGTTTACGCTACTGTTTTCCACCACTGACCACACACCAGCCGTAAAGCACATAAGACCAATCATGCCAGGATTACCGGCGGACAGGCTTATAAGTGATACAGATACGTTATTTAGGTCAATCAGGGTCACGCCAGTCGAGGCGGCAACCAATACAGACCCACCAGCCGCAATTCCGTCCACGTACATCCAAATTTGTTGACCAACGGATGGAACGGCCAGCCTTGCGGATGCGTTTGACGCAGCGGCAGCGATAGAAAAATAAATCCTCCCCATAGATGGAAGGTCAGTAACAGACAATGCCCCGGCAGAGTTGGCAATCACGGTAATGACAGACTTGGAGCCGAATAAGTTTCTAAGATACTTACCAGTATAATCCGTGTCCCAAAACTTAAACTCCCCATCGTCCCTCATATAAAACCGATCACCGCCTTGCTCTCTACCGACTTTTGGTTGGTATGTTGCACTTGTTTCAGTCATTTTCAATCTCCTTTTTTGAGGGGGATTGCTCCCCCTCTGTGCGGTTTACGGTGATGTACTAATTGCGTTCTCGCCATTCACTGGCCAATCAGCCGGTAAGCCGAGCATACAAAATGCGCTGATAGCGTCCGAAGCTGCACCAACGGAATCAACCAAGTCAATGTAAAGCCTTACATATCGCTTGGTTCCACGATACCCAATCGGATAAATGGTCGATCCAAGCGTACTTAACGCAGTGGCACCGGATGTGTAAAGCTTCTTAAAAATACCGGATGTCAGCGAAGTCGCACTGATACCAATCAAGTCGGTTGCGGACACGATCGCAAAGTCAGACGGTCCCGCACCCAAAGCGCTTGCATCGGTATGCTGCATGATCAACTGAATGTAAGATACTGAGGTTATTGCGGAAAGCCTCCCCGTATGAACACCGAATGTCACGGTTTCATAACCCCTGGTATCAATAGTTTGTCCTGTAATATCCCCGGAGGCAAGCATATTAGCAGGTCCAACTGCTTCCAAAAAGGAAAAATTTGAATAACTGTCTCTTTTTGCCATTTTATAAACCCTCCATTATTATGCGGCTACCACACCAATTTTGATAGCCTGAAAATTAATTACATCACCGCCAACTCTCTTGCGGGTGTAAAATTCAACGAACGGTTTCACTGTGTAAGGATCTCTCTGCACAGTGATGCCCATTCGGTCTACCACCATATAAGCTTCCGCCCAGTCAGCCAATGCAACCGGTAATGTCCCTGCCGCAACCGTTGGCATAGTGGTGGCCATTCTCAAAGGCAGACCTAACAACAGGGAAGGTTGACCTTCCTGAAGTCCCGGCCTCCAAATATACTGACCGTCACCGTCTTTCAATTTCATGGCCTCAGACACGGTTAATCGGTTCATCAACCAAGTTCCACGAGTCAAGTAATACTCTACAAGGCTGTATTTAACATCAAGCAAGCCGTCCGTGGTCAGGGCTGCGGCAGCGCGCATGTTGATCTGCTCAATCCTGCCCCACTCATCTACGCCAGCAGTGGTGTAGTTGCTATATGTCAAGAAACCCCTTGGTTTTCCAACACCGTCACCATCTACAAACGCAGCGGCCTCGGTTCGCATGAACTTATTAGCCACTTTGCCTGATAACCAGTTTTCCACGTTTACGCCAGCATCGTCAAGCAATGTTTGGGTAGCTCTCGGTCGTGCGGAAACTACGTGAGCCGGAATGCGCTTTTTGTTCAGTTGGGGAGTGTCTGTCTCGTCATTCGCAACAGTCTCGCCTTCCCAGTCAGCATCGGCCTCGTCATAATCCACCAGCATTTCAAGAGCATCAGTGGAGATAGTCTCATTGGATGCAAGCTGTCGGACAGGATCGGACTCGTACTGTCTTTCAACAATTCGAGAACTCATTTGAGGGGTTACCAGGTAACCGCCGTCAGGATCTACGCCAACCAGCATGGCTTTAATATACTCATCAGGTAAAAGCTGTTCTTTTTTTGCTCTCATCCAAGCAGGAAAAGACTTTACATACATTCGATAGTCTTCAAGGTTCGGTTCCAGTTCTTTCAGCCCAAGCGGCTGATTGTGAACTGCCATGTGAGACTGTTTTAACTGAATAGCGTTGGCCATCTCGTCTTTTCCGTCCTCACCGGTAAAAACGGGCCTGTTTTTCATGGCAACTTCAAGCTCATCCATTCGTTCATGAACCTTTGCGTTTTCCTTGTCGGCTGCTTCCTGCCGAGTCAGTAAGTCTTCAGAAAACTTCTTGATTTTCTCGGTAATAAGAATATCATTGTTTTTTTCGCTTTCATCAACAAGTTTTTTAATCTCCTCATAATTCTTATTGATGTCCTCGAAATTTTTCTTTGATGTTGCGCCGATCTCCTTTACCTCTTTTTTAACGGCCTCAAATACTTCATTTTCAATTGTGTCTGGCATGATTTTCTCCTTTTACTTTAAATTCTCATGACACTTTTTAAGTTCATCGAGTAATTGCTCGGCTTGTCCTTTCTCATTAGGCCGTCTCGGCTCCTGAACAAATAAAGATCTAAGCTTTGCGATTGTGCATTTGGCTTGGTGCCTTGTTTGCCCTTCCTCTCGAAGTAGCGCTTCAAGCTCTCGCAAGTCATTAGCATGATTAATAATATTCTTAACACCGGTCACCGTGGCTCTCTGGTTTGATGGAAATGTGACTGGTGAAATTTCCCATAAATCAATTTTTTTCAGGTATCGAACATCCTTTTTTTCGTCATACTCCATGGCATCCTTTTGAACGTTGCCCTTTTTATCCCTCATAAAGTCCCAACCGATTGATAAGCCCTTAAATGCCTTCATTTTCAATAA